CGCACAGGAAGTTGGTAACCGTCGCCTTGTAGTTGACGTATACCAGGTTGATCGAGATTGCTCCCGACAGTGGGGTGTTGGAAGACGATGCCTGGCAAGGATCCATAGTCCATGCGATAGAGCGATTCAGAAGTGGACCATCAAGCGCAGGCTGGAGGCTGCTGACAACGCTACTGGAGTCATAAACGCTGAGCACTCCGCTGTTAGAATAGATGCCCTGCTGAGTAGAAGTCAGACCACCGGCAGTGGTGTTGCCAATGACTGGCGAGTTGATGATTGGTGCCTGTAGTGTCTTGCCGGAAAGTGTCTGCGTGTCCAGTGTTCCTACCACAGACGAGAGTACGCCGATGCCGTGGACATTGTGTCCACTGGCGTCAGTTCCACCAGAGGCGTCGATGTGGGAACGAGCCTCACGGAAGTCACGGCCGATGTCCGCGTGGGTGATAGTCTGGTTTTGCGGCTGGTTCTGGGCTAGGGTTCCGTCAATGCCACGAGTTACGTTGGACCAGGTGTTTCCTACCACAGTGCCAACGTCGAAGGCCTCCTGGGTAGAAGTACCGATGCCGAACACCGCAGTGAAAGGCGGAGATGGCCAGCTCGTAGAGCTGTTGACAGTGAAGGAGTTAGTACCGGAGCCGATTGCGGCGGTAAGGAAGGTCTGGGAGACGTTAGTCCCGTACTGCTGGCCAGTAGGCATAGGAGATCCTAGAAGTCGAAGTGAGTAGAAACAGGGTAGCGGTCACGAAGCTTGGAAGCTTCCTGTTCTAGACGCTGTGCGTACATCTGACCGTAGTACTGAGACACCTTGCTAGCAGAGCCAGGCTGCACGTACTGAGCACGCTCAGAGGCTTCTACAGAGCTGATGGAGAGACGTGGACCCTCAAGCTGAGGAGAGAGCTTCATGCAGGCGCCATACACGATGACGTCATGTGCAGTGGCCGGAAGAAGCGTGGTGGTAGCGAAGTCATCGGTAAGATTTACCAGCTCCTTGGGCTCCGTACGATAGGTAACGAAGATCTGCCTACCAGGAACCACATCGTCCGCGATGAACAGAGACTTGCCGCTGGAGCCAAGCTCGCCAGTGGCGATGTTTGCCTGACCTACGAAGCGCCAGTTCTGCGCGAAGCGCCAGACGTGCGACGGGCCGATGAGCTGGTACTGTACGTTGATGATCTCTTCAGCATCGGCGGGGAGTCCATACTCGTATACCACTGAGTTCTTGGAGATGGACGTCGAGTTGATGCCCCAGAGCTGCGGGTAGACCCCTCGGATCGCATCATTGATCGCCTCCGTGATACGGATGGTTGGCCAGATCGGAGAGTTCTCGATCTTAACTCCGGACAGGTGGGAGTTAGCCGTGGTTGATCCATAACCACGGCCGAAGGGAGATAGTGTAATTGTGTTGGTGTTGATGTTGACGGACTGAACAAGCATCAGCTCCTGGTTGTCCACCTCAATGGTTCCACGCGAAACCTGCGTGGCATCGGTAACGATGAAAGAGGTCTGGGAGTTCGTGATGTTCTGGTTCAGCGCAGTAAACTGCTGCTGGTTCTGAGAGAAACCAGAGAGTTCCTGACGAACTCGGTCAACCAGGTTCTGAAGAGTTGGCATTTAGCGTCCTAGGGACCAGGCGGTGGCGGTACCACCAACCATGGTGGTAGTGACATCAGCACGGAGGAAGCGGATAGCGCCTCCTGCATTGGCAAGAGAAACAAGAGCGGTACCCGGAGCAGTGAAGGTCACAATGCCTGCGGATAGGGTAGTTCCTGCTCCGACCTTGCCTGTAAGAAGGGCGTTGTTTAGAGGTGCGAAGTTGATTCCGTCAACGGAGCCAAGAACAGTTACCGCTCCTGCGGTAGTTCCAGTGCTTGCGGTAACCTGACAAGTAGCACTCGCTAGGCCAAGGTCTAGGTCGAGCACCGCACCGGTGTTGGTGGCAGTCTGGTTCTGGAAGTGGAGGAATGGAGCTGCGGATGTCATTAAAGGATTCCCTTCGCGGTGTCGCGAATGACCTGCATGTCGTTGGACCTGTCAACCATATCAGTTACTTGCTTGACAGTCTCGTGAGAAACGGCGTCGT